CACACCTTTTTCTTTAGCATTTTTGAAATTTTCCCAAGCTTTAGTTGCTGCTTCTATAGCTGGAGTTAACTTACTTTTAAGACCTTCGGCTATTTTATCAATATCCACAATATCGGTAATATCAACCATTAAGAACCTCTAATAGGAGTAAATTTTATTTCATCTAATTCCATATCTAAATAAGTATCTACATTAGTTCTACTTCTTTCTAATTTGTTTCCAAATAAATCTTCAATGATATTATCAAATTCTTCATCAGTAGTTTCAAAAGTATTTTCTCTAGCATCTCTTACTTTTCTTACCCCTTCGGGATTAACAAACATAGCATTATGTTCAGCAATTTCTCTTTGTAATTCAAAACTATCTTTTTCATCTAAAGACATTTGAACTTGATACCATAAATATTGAACATCATTTATTTCTTCAAATATCTTATCATTTACCGGCACCCTTAATGTTTTACACAATTTCCATCGGAGCCTGTGCCAGGGCTCCTTTGCTATTTTTTTATTTCATCAATAGTATATTGCTTATCGCTTTTTGTTGTAATATCATTATAAAAATCTAATAAAGAATTTACCAAAGCTGGCTGAAAAGCTTCAATAATTTGACATCTTAATTCAATAATATTATTATTTTTATTATAATCTGGATGATAAGATTCTAATGTTTTATTATCTACAGCCTCAATCGAATGAGCTAAGACATTAACATTAAAATTAAATAACGTCTCGTGATTTGGATCATTACCTAAAATTTTGGTTAGTGATAACCTTTCACTGGCATTTAATGTTCTCATCTTAAATGATTTACCAAAAATAACTCTTTCTTCTTTAACACTACCAAGTTCAATTAAAGATCTTAAAGCATTTTCAGGAGTTTCAATTTCCTCTACTTTTTTAACTGAACTTGTTCCAATAGATCCAAATGTCTTATGTTCTAACTTCGTCATTGCGCACCTCTAGCTTTACCTTTTAGGCATATTAATTTTGATTAAAAATAAATGAATTTTTCATCTTTCAACTCGGGGGAAAGAAATGTGGGGGAGAATAATCTCCCCCATTACATATTAATCTTCAAAAGCAGCATTCATTATATTAGCAACATCCAATGTTCCTCTAAACCCACCACCACCATTAACACCACCAGATCCTCTATCAGTTGCTCTCTCTCTACCAAAAGTATCAACTTGATAATTGATTCCACGAGCACCGCCTGTGGCCGCATTCGCATCAGTTCCACCCAAAGTAGATGTAATATCTTCGCAAATTATAGTAGCATCCTGCATAACTATATAATTTCCAGTATCATAATTGGTCGTAAACCTACTAAACCAGCAATTTATTAATCTATGGCTTATAAGACCATCATTTTCTCCATTACTACGATCTATAATTAAAATTTCAAACGGTAAAAGTTGTGATTTAATATTTATAAACCCGCGAGAAAATGCTTCTGGTAAACTCAATCTATCAAAAACAATTCTATTAACAGTTATATCATATGTCGTTGCCTGATTAGGAACAGCTTCCAAAATACCATCTAATCCTAATTCTTTTACTCTTTCAATATTTCTAGTATGAGCAATTGACAATTTTTGAATTGCCCCAACAGTTTCTGTGTTCACTTTTACCAAAATTTGCGTGCTCAAACTCGTTGAAATACTACTTCTTAATGTGCTACCTGAAGTTGGGTAAGTCATTTAATCCTCCATAATTATAAAAACATTTTATTATCTTTTTGAAACGAATCCCGCTGAATCTAATCTTCCCTTTCTACCAGTAGCATCCGTTGTTCTTTCTACTGAGTCATACACATATTTAATTCCACGAATTCCACCATAAGGAGCATTAAGGCCATTTATGGTACTTGTTACATATTCACAAACTATATTTCCTGTTTCTGTTGTCAGATAATTGTTTGTGGTAACAACACTACTATATCCTTTAAACCAACAATTATAAAAAGAATGAACTAATGTGTTTCTGGAATCTTCTTGAGCGTTTGTTGTATCCATAACTTGAATATTAAAAGGAACTCTTTGAGATTGTATATTTATGAAACCTCTAGCAAAAGATTCCGTAATTCTAAGCTGATCAAAAACTAATCTTTGAACACTTAATTCTATTTTAGCTGCGCCTTGTGGATGTATTTCGATAATACCATCAGTCCCAATTTCTTCTTCATATACCATATTTTTGTTTTGATTGATTTGTAACTGCTGGATTGCTCCAACAGTTACTTCATCAACTTTTACAATAATCTGTGTAGATAACTGAGAACTAATATTTGGCCTAAGATAACTTCCACTTTTAGGATACGTCATTTCTCTCCATTAGTTTTATAATTTTACAACATGTCGCTTGACAGATATTTAATCTTTCTGCTATATTTAATAAAGTTAATCCCATTCCCCTAAGTTTAATTATTTTTTCATTTCTTTTGATAATTTCATTATTTTTTGATTTTATTTTTAATTCTTTTTCATTTACTTTTTTCTCATAATCAGTGTATCTTTTATATTTTCTTTTTAATCTAATTTCTTCATTAGAACCTTCATATAACCATTTCATCACTTCTACAATTTGTTTTCCCATATAATCTAATTTATAAATTCCCCACTTATTATCAATTAATATCTTTGGCCTTCCTAGTATCTCAATATTTTCTTCTAATATTAATTTTATCCATTTAATTAAATTTTTTGATCCAGTAGCAAACTCTATACGTGGAGTATTATTGTGTTTATGCCAAGATATTGATCCATCACCGTCAAAATAACCTCTAATATAATGCTTAATAAGATCATTAGGAATTTTTAATGGAGGCTCTATTATTTTAGATTTGTTCCTAACTATATTAAAATTAATAAATAGATCTTTAACTATCTTAGGTGAATATAATGAAATTCCACAATTTTCAGTTACTTTTCCACTTTTTTGAGTTTTTACATTTTCAGATATTTCAGTATTACTTTTTATGTTTTTTCTAAATAATCCTATATGATGTATATCATTTTTCCAAAGAGTAATAAATAATCCTTTATCACTAACACATCCATCAGCAGCAATAAATCCAGCCCAATAACAACTTTCAATAGTAAAATTCTCAAAAAAATTATGGTCAAGCTCCTTTACTTTTCTTACTATTTTAACATCTAATTTTTTTAATATTCGCCAAATTGTTTTATAATCAGAATTAAATAATTCAGCAATATTTTTAATTTCCATCCCACTTAAATATAATTTTTTTATTTCTTCTTTATTCATTTTAATACTATAGTTTTAAATATTAGTATCATAAGTAGTTATGCCTAAACATAACTACTTATGATTATTAATTTAAAACATCCCTACTGAAATATCAACAAAAATCCAATTTATCGGATAATTTGGCATCACCTCAAGTGTAACATTGTATTGTCTAGGTTCTACTTCATCACGACTAACGGATAAATTACGAGATGCTGTAATTAAATTTTGCGAAGAAAAAGCAGTTAACAACCCAAGAGCACGAGCAGTAAGAGAAGGTATAAAAGTAATGTCGTCTGGTTGTCCAATGAAAGCACTAAAACTCTGTCTCATTGTTCTAGCTATATGATCACGAATAAAGACAATAGAAATTTCTTCTTCTTCGGCATATCCGCTTTGAGTTGTAGTTTTACCATGTTGAACTCTTCCGCCACCAGTGACAGGTTGAACAACAGTTATTCCAGCGTTTCCTAATTGATTTAAAGTATCTGGCTTATATATTTTATCATTGAGAATTGTAAAACCAACAAGAACCTTATAAGTTAAAGGTTGAGCAATATTTGGTTCACCAGCTTCCCAACCACCGGCCGCAGCAGCCATATAATAACCAGGCAAAGTGGTTCTGGTTCCATTAATTACTTTTACTATTGAATCCGGATAAAAATAAACAACTCTAAAAGAGTCTCCAAAATTATCTGCAACTCCATAGTCAGCCAAGTCTTCAATATTACCATCTAAAACTTCTTCAACATCATCACCTTGAATTCCTTCTAAAACTCCAATATCTTCTACAGCTGCCATACTAGTTCCTAAAACATTAGCAGTAATCTTAAATGTTTTAATTATCATGATATCAGTTTTTAATAAACTACTTACTGTTCGAGAAAAACGAGCTAAATTAATTTTCTTTA